GTGTATGAAATTCACCTGCTTCGGCAGTAGCACCAAATGCAGATTTACCAGTGGTAAGACCACCGATAAATGCTACAGCGAAGAGTGGTGCTAGGTATTTTAACATTTTATTTCTCCTCTATTACAATTGTATCATACTTCTGTAGAATAGTAAAGAAAAAAAAGGATTAATCGTATTTTTCTCTATATGCTTTTTCAAAACCTTCGGCATATCGGTATGCTTCTTCGTTATACCAAAGTCTTTTTGTATAACTATTATAGCATTCTTGCACAGTCTTATCATCGGTGATATATCCCTTCACCATATAAAACACTCTGTGCATTTCTTTATGAGTTGCCAACAAACTTCTCAGTTAATGGGAATATCTCTTTGATCGCTTTAGCACATGCTATAGCAACCTGTTGACATTCCTTTTGCGTGCCGTTACCAGAACGCAGTTCAATAAAATGAATCCAAGATCGTATAGTTCCATTCATATACATTCTAGACTCTGTTAAACCTTCTGGGAGAACCGCACGTGCTTGCTCTTTAGCAATACCATTTTCAATCGCCCAGTTATATGCTGCCTCTGCACCAGATATTACATTTTTCTGAACTTTATCCCATGGTTGTTGTAATGCTGCATCATCTACTTCAATTGAGTTTTGACGATTCTTCATATCCTGAAGTCTTGCTTCTCTTGTAACAAAACGAAGATCTTCAAGTGGATTAGCATATCTCTGACTAAACTCTTGAAACGAAAACGAACGATGCCTTAGTATTTGCCGAGCAATATCACGAGTCGTTTCTATTTCTATGCAAGCAGACACCATCTCGAAAGGCGACCAGTGCTGGTGCTTTGCGAGATAGGATAATAGACGTTCGGACGTTTCTTCGTTATTTTGGTTCGAGGGGTTCGAGACACGGGCACAATACGCAATGAGTTCCTGTATATCTTTACCGACATGTAGATTCTCCGCTGTTTGACTGTAACTAATTAATCTTGCCTTCACGTGAATAACTCCATCACTAATACATATAAACCATAACCATATGCCGACCATAGAACAAGGAAACCAACGACATTCGTTTCTTCCCAACCGTATTGATCTTTCAAACCCAATCTCTTAAATATCTTATTCATCACGGAATATACCCTAAACACCAATTCTCTGCTGCATCATCGGCATAGCTTTCACTATGGGCAACACCGTCTGAAACCATTTTACGGTTTTCAATTAACTTCCCTTTTTCCCAAAACTCGACTTCAAATATATCTTCTTTATAATTTAGATATATTACTGCTTCCCTGTGAGGGTGTGTTTCATTCCCCCAATGTTTACTGAGTTGTTTTCTCATACGACTGTAAAATCCTTAAACTTTGCCATTTTTTCTTGCATTTCGCTTTTATCGAATACAGGTGTATCATCAGTTAATGATTGTTCGTTTTCATCAACATCAAACAAACGCATCTTAGCACGGTCAACCCCAATCACAAACCGTTTATCCCGAGTCGGATCATTGTAACGGTTCTTCAATTGCTTGACCATCATTTGACCCATGTTCTCCAGTTCTTCAGTAGAAATAAGGGCAAACATGAGATCTGCTGTTGCTGGGAGACCAAAACTTTCCGACGTATCTTCCAACCCAACATCCGAGTTTGTATACCCAGAACGTGTAGTCTGAGTCGCACTAAAAACAGGGACATCGAATTCGACCGCCAAACCACGGAGTTCCTCTGCAATCGCTTTAACATAATTGTAAGAGTTGATAGCACCACCCATTCCTTTCATTCTACTAGATGCACAGATATTTAGATAATCAATAAAAATGATATCTGGTTCAAATTGCCTCTTGAGTTTAAGTTCGCTGAGTAACGCACGGAAGTGACCAGCATGAGCAGAACCTGTAGGATATTCTTTTACAATTAATTTACCAGTTGTCTTACGAGCAATATCCTCAACCTTTGTACGGAACATCTCTTTTGATAGATTAGGTAATTGATCAACAGGTACATTCAAAAGATTAGCATCTATCCTCTCAGCGATCTTCTCTTCCGCCATCTCAAGAGTGATGTATAAGACGTTTTTCCCATCCACAAGAGCGGACGAAGCAACGTGACACATAAATAGAGACTTACCAACCCCAGTACCAGCAAGGGCAATATTAAGGGTTTTATTAGGAACTCCTCCTTTCGTGATCTTGTTGAAGTATTCAAGATCGAAAGGTATTCTTGACTCCTCAGTGTGGTAGAAGTTGTATCTGTCTTCGAAGTTATCGACATAATCGTGACCTACATTTGTATCGAATGCAACACCCAATGCTTTAGATAAAAGATCAGGTAAAGCACCTTTGGTTAGTGATTCATGCTTACCATCAATGATAGAGATGGATTCCATAATAGCGATATGAATAGCACGATCCTGACACCACTTCTCAGTGCTATCAAGTAACCATTTATCATCAATCTTTTCTTTAAGAAATAACTGAGGAATGATATCCATAGAGATACGGAACTGTTCCTCAGATATGTTTGTTTCTTGTAGTTCAATAGAAAGAGTTTCAGAAGTTGGGAGTTTATTATACTTCCCAACATACTTTGCTGATTCTTTGAATAGTGTTTTATAGACACCCTGAAAGTAGTCTGGTTTGATAAACGGAAGAACCTTCCGCATATAATCTTCGTCAGTCAGTATATTTCTGAGTATCGTTTGTTCTATGTTTGCTTGCATTTCTTATCTCTGTAGATGAAATTGAATGTATCTCTTTACCCAGATCATATTTGGTTATAGAATAACCCACGTCACGTCCATAACCAATATTGACAATATTCGGTACTGATATTATATCATAATCCTGACCAAAAGTAAACCCCTCTATTTCTAAAACAGTAGAAATCATTTCCCCCACTTGACCAGATGTATATGGGTTATTTTCATCGATAGGCATATTTCTAATCATGATGGCGACTTGACCAGTTTCGGCATACATTCTTTTAAAAAGTTCTGTATGTCCTGTATGCCAGGGTTGAAATCTGCCAAGCATTTGTGAAGTTGGTTTTGTGTGATCCATTCATCTATCCTAATATCGTATTGCACAACAGGTTCAAATAATTGATCTGTATCTTTGTAATGACTTTCACCAAAGGTGTTCATCCAAATTACAAAGTCAGGTTTAACCAAATATCTCATAGCACGAGTCGGACAAACGAAATCTAGTATTCCCCATTGCTGACTCATTCTTTTTGCTTGACGTGCGCGACCCTCAATACTGAAATCCCAGTCATCATGATACTCACGATATGTGTCAGCATTATGATGTGGTATCAAAAAGTGATATGCTAATTCTCTAGCAAGAGTAGTCTTACCTGTTCCTGGCAATCCACATATCAATATCTTCATTCAGTTACTCGTTCCTGCATTTCAATTTCTTGTGCTTCTATTGCTTGTACTATAATATGCTCTAGAAGTTTACCTGCGAACTCTTGAAGATCTTCATCTGATTCATCTAAGTCTCCATCAGGCGATTCAATAATTTTGAAATTAAAAGAAAGTGTTTCTTCCTCTCCGTCATGTTCGTTGAAACTGATTGAACCATATTTAACAACCGTTTCATTGTACATACCATCAAGGATACGAACGTTCCATGCCTGTTCATCTTCAGGCGATGGAACTAATTCGTATGTTTTATTTTCTTCATGCTTCATTTTCTAAATCCAGTTCGTTGGAGATATTACCCCCAATAGCAAACTTGTTCTTAACGAAATCTTTGAAGTCAGTCTCATCTATGATTGGTCGCCAGAACTCTTCTTTGAGAGTTTCCTTTTCTCGAACTTTGGGTTCCACCATTTCTCCAGTGCTACGATCGACACGACAATACCAACCATTGCTAGGTTTCGCCACGTACTGTCCATCGAGTGCCACGGCAAGAAGACCAGAGTAAGACTGCACACCACCATCCCAACTAACGGAAATAGGAATTTTGGATTTTTCTTTAACATATCTAGATTTCTCCACATTAATTACAAAATGATATCCTTTAATTTCCGTTCCCTGTTTATCCTGCTGACGACCAAGGATCCAAATGTTATCAGCACTGTAATAGATACCTGTACCACCCGATACAATCGCTTTAGGAAATAAACCAATTTCCATGTAAGTATGATTCACAGCAATCATCGGAATATCTTTCATAGCAAGATACGGTGTAGACATCCGGAAAAGACCCTTCAGTGCTTTAGCACGACTCATATCTGCTACCGACTTCTCATTGATAGCATCATCAAGTTCTTTCTTAGATGCTAGATTACCAACCGAATCAATAACCACGACAACCTTATCATTACGATCTAGACCCTCAAGTTGTCCAATCAAATCAAACTTGAGTTCTTCTACGTTGGTGATTGGTGTATGAAGGACACGAGACGTGTCAATATCAAACTGTTCAAAGTATGCTTGAGGTGAACCAAACTCTGAATCATAGAACAACATTACAGCATCTTTATATTTTTTCAAATAAGCAGACGCCATGATCAAAGCAAAAGATGTCTTGAAGTGTTTACTCGGACCTGCTAATACTGTTAAACCAGGAGCAATACCACCGTCAATGCTACCTGAAAGTGCCACGTTCATCATTGGAACATCGGTTGGCACCATATCCTTCTCATTAAAAAACTTCGAATCAGATAAGATCTCTGTTGTTTTGACCTTACTGTTCTTTTTCAATTTATCCATTATACTCATATATCTAATCTTCCTTTACCTTATATGCCATATCTTCTTCTAATTGTTTTACTCTAGTCAACAGTTCATCAACTTGTTTTTGTAACGAATACTCCGTGATTACACGTGGTGATGATTTAGCGAATTCTTGTTTAATCCATTCTTGAGTTGCTGACATTTTGTTTCTCCCTATCGGATACTCTTTCCCTGAGATCACTTGAAGAGAATCTGTGATCTCTCTTGTTGTAATAAATTTCTATCCCTCTTTTAGAGCAGATAGCACGACCAGTAAATGTTTTCTTTTTATATTCCTCCCCGATAATACGAACATCTATGTTGTACATATTAAGAATATCTTCGAGGTCTCTTTCCGTTGCATAGGGAATGACCTCATCAACATAACTTATTGCTGATAACTGAATAAACCTTTCTACAACTGTTTGAACTGGTGGATTCTTTTCTTTACGATCGATAGAAGGATCTACCTGTAATCCACATATTAAGTAGTCACATTCTTCTTTTGCTTCACGGAGCATTTGAACATGACCAGCATGAAGTAAATCGAATGTGGAAGCAGTGAATCCTACCCTCATCCGATGAACTCTTCTATTTTACTTATAATGGTTTTGGTGTCATTTGGAGTGACATGGTCAAATATTTCTACTAGACTTGGTTCATCAAATAATGGATTACCAGAGAAAGCATCAGATACATTCTTGACCTTCGTTAATCTACCATTCAACCAAGTTTCGTTTTGCTCACTACCACGTTCTTTATACCGTTCTTCCCTGACTGAATCAGGCACCGTGAGTTGTATGATCTTGATGTCAAATCCTTTAGACTTTGCTGCTTCAAAGAACTTAATAGAAGTCAACCTATCGCCTTCAAACACAGTAACCCGAGATGGATTGTCCAGATACTCTACTGCCTTCGGTTGAACTGCCATAGATAACTTATCAGTTCCACCAAAGACATCATCGTTTTGATATTTACCAAGCAACCGTACATCACCCGATACGTGTGAATCAAGTAGATCAATCGGTTTATCTGTAGACCATTGACGTGACTTCATCCATTCACGAACGAGAGTAGTTTTACCAGTTCCTGGTGCTCCAATAATTGCAAGTAATTTATTCATAATAATATTGTATCATATTTTGGGTTGAAAGTAAAGGTCTAAAAGAACCTGCCATTCTGAATAGAATAGTTTTCGGAGAAGTGATTATCAAAAGTCTTATTCTTATTTTCTTTATACCATTCAAAGATATCTTCTTTACAATGCGACTCGGTGATATTCTCGATACCGACTTCGTTCATTAGGTATTCACGTCTCTTCATCATAACGTCTAAGGGATACTTCATACCCTCAGCATAAATGTTATCTGGATTCTTATCTATCGCTTTCTTACACTTCATAACCTTTTCCGTGTAATCCAGACTACCTTGCCAAACCTTCCTGAAATCGCAGAGTAAGGTTTCGACTTCAAGGACACTCATATTTCTTGTACGTTTGTGAGGGCAAGGAATATTACCAAACTTTTGTAGTTTTTCTTCGTAGAAGATTTGCATTTCTTCATCTTCACGAACAACAGGAGGTTTTCTGAAGTTTGATCTACTCCTTGCCCTGACAGTTTCGTAACCTGTTAATGCACCACGAGGAATGGTCTTGAGGAAACCTTTGTCCCACTTTACCTTATACCCATGTGACTTATCAATATCAAAACAGGTTTCGATCATGTCAGCAGTTTTGAATGCGAAGTATTCACCAAATGTAGGGATCATCTTAGCACTTTTAACACTTTCATACCAAGAAAGTTTCTGCTTAGTTTCATCCATAATAAGATCAATCCATTCCTGCGGTTTATGCTCACGCATCAATGGCACCATCGTACCTTTGGTTTTACAGTTAGGATGTCCTTCACGGATAGCAACGTGTTTTCTATCTTTACCAACTTTCATTTGTTGGAATACTTCTGTGACCCTATCGTAGAATTTATCTTTATCCTCGATAGCAACAGTGTCAATAGAAACACCTAAGTCATAGATCATCAGGTTGGTAAAGATAACACGTTTCTTTTGTTCTTCTGTCAGGTTAGCATAACGAACGAGAAAGTAGATGGGATCGACATCATTAAAGGCAATATGCTTATATGAAAAACTATCAAACTCGTTCTCAAGTTCCCATCTTAAATTTCTCATTAGAAGAAATCCTCAAGAGTTGATTCTTCAACCTTTACCTGACCAACTAATCCATCCTCGTCAGTCATACCTTTAGAAGCAAGGTAATTACCCCACTCTTCGTCTGCCCACATACCTTCAGAAACACCGTTCCACTTCTCACGCCACAATGCGTGATCTTTGTTACGTGATCTTTCGGTTACATAGTCACGACGAGCATCTTCATATTCCTTTGAACGCAATGCTGACATACCGTCACGCATATAAGACACCATAGAAATACGTTCCATATCTTCAACGTCTAGACCAGCAGGTGGAATCATTTCTGTATTACCATGAATGATACCTGCGTTATCCACAAGCAACGCATCACCAGGACGCAGATTAACCGCAACACGGAACTGAGGCAGAACAAATAAACCACCTTCCCATCCAATGTCACCTTTGGTAACAGTAGATAGATTAGAAAATCCTGGAATGTAGTTTGCTCCATCATAGTGAGCAGTTGTACGATAGTTCTTATTTACTGTGATTGTAGAAAACGCAGTATCTTCTGCAACAATAAATCTTTTATCGATGGATTCTGCTACTGCTTTTTGCTTAGCATATCGTTGCGGAACCAACTCAGCAAATAAACTGTTCAACTTGCGCATATACGGATAGCACAGTTCAAACTTCTTCATGTTTGATTCTGTATAGTTAGTCGCACGACCGTATGGAATACGAGGATAGCGATCATAGAAACCAGCAATACCAGAATGAATAGCAGCAGTGTACATAGTTTCTGTAATGAACGGTTTGATTTCCTTGACCTTTTCTACAGTCAATTCACCATTCTTAACCAAGTTGATAAAGAAGTTATCATACTCATATCCTGCCTGATCAATACGTCCTCTATGCCATAGAGATGCACGTTTGTCCCAGTGATAATCAAGTGAACCATGTTCAGCAACGTATTCGTCCATGATATCCTGAGGTGTTTTACCAGTCAGGTCGCCACGAACAACGAGGTTCATGATATCTTTTTGCCATGGATATAACCACTCACGATTCCCTTGTTTTTGAGTTCCGATAGTTCCTGTAGACGTACCACGATTATTGGATAACGTAGCAGCACCTAACAAACCTTCATAGGCACCTTCCATCTCTTCTTTAGAAAAGACGTTCTTACGGAATCGAAAACCAAGATTGGATTCGTTATTATGCGCACCATCAATCGTAGCAATTGGTGGGGCATAGAAATCACAATCATCGTCAACAACAATATCATAGTGTTCATCAGTCATAAACTGATTCAATAAGTGTTCGCAATCAAATTTAGTTTTTGCGGTTAATGTACGAACTCCATCAACCATTTCTTCAGTAAAATTACCCATATGATCCTCCTGTAACAATTGTATCATATTCTGCTATTTATGTAAAGTGAAATTTCTAGTTATGAAACTCTTCCCAATATTTGAACGCAGTATCCTGGTCATCTACTTCAAAGCAGAAACCATTTGGTTGAGCATCACCACCCTCACCTTTCCATTCACTAATCTTCATGCTCTTATAGTCAGGTGCAACCTCTTTCATGAAACTATCGTGCTGAGATGCATAACTATATCTAACAACGGTGATCTTTGGATTATTATTTCTCCAGAAGATTTTAATATTACCTCTACGATGTTTTACAGTTTCTGAAGTGACATGAGAATTCACACTACCCCCATAAAAAATCATTTTAGAACCAAGATCATAGTTGTTTAAGAAATCAAGTGCTTCAAACTTAACATCACGTTGCCCCTGTTTCCATTCTGCATAGTGGTCAGAAAGTTTTACAAAAGGAAAGCATTCCATATGGTGACCATTGACTTTATTGTCAGCACCCTTACCATATAATGCCATTGTATATGATTCATTTTGCAGTGATGGTTTTCCCTTAAACTTCTCAAGGTTTATAGCAACCAAATAACAATGATCTAGGTCATATCCTTTTTCTTTTTCGTGGTGTGATGCTCGATCCATTACACCTTTACCATTATAATTGTATGGGAAACCAGTCTGCATAGCAACTTCAGCGAGCACTAATCCTGGTGCTTTCTTTCCGTCGAAAGCGAAAGGTGGTGGCAAAAACATATAGTTATATTCGCCAAGTGTATCCCAATATTTGCCTTCAATAGTATTGAACTTCATTTTATAGACCCTCTACAACTTGATTCCACATTTCGTTTGCACCATCATAGTGGTCAAACCCTTCTTCATCAGCGAAGTCCATTGTTGAAGAACCATATACAGTTCTTGCCATACCAACTTCACGAACGAACTCAATAAGATCAGTAACTGACTTAGACCAGAAAACTTCAGAACGGTCATCGTTACAAATTTCAAGACCTCCATTAACTGCGGCGATAAATGAAATTCCAGTTTCTTTAATCGGGGTAGAATGAATAGACATTTTTTAACTCCTAAGTTTCTCACACTATACAACAATTGTATCATACTTCTGTAGAATAGTAAAGAAAAAAATGAGATAAAAAGAAAAAAAATTACATATTTTTATAGACATATTCTAAGGCACGATCTGCCTCTTTATCCATAGGACGGTGAGCATACCAATTACCAGTCTCTGAATCAAGTTCACGGCACATCTTAGATATCTCACCAGCACTAATAGGATATTTCCTTTTGATAGCATTACCAGCAACTGCTACCATTATCTGGAACATCTTATGATACCAACCAGTGTTGTTTATTGCTCTATATTCTGCTTCCAGATTGCGAGGGAAGAAGGGACAATCACGATAGGACGTCCAATGAACATCAGTCTCGTCGAGTTTTTCTTTTCTATGTCTGATAACTTCTTTTTGGATTTCTTCTGGTAGTCTGTCGAAGAAACTATTGCTGTTTGATTTTTCTGCATAAGCATGCTTTCCCATCAATTGATTAGGATCAATATAATTACCATCTGAATGACTGAAAATAAAGTTGTGAGCACCAGCATATTTCGCAGGGATATAATACATTCTTGATAAGTCTTTAGTCTGCTTATCTGCGAGGTCTCCGAGTTCAGTGTTGAGTGCGAACCAGAAATGCTTGATTTTGTCACGTTCAACCGATGTTGTAAGTGGGAAGACAATCCTAAACTTTGGTTGATCAATCGTACTGCTCGCAGTAGAATAGCAAACAAAGTAATGATCACCAAACCGATTAACCAAATCATCTTGTAAATTACCCTCCGGAGTATAATCATCAACGTCAACACAACACCAGTTTGCCCACTCAATGACGTTATCATTCTTACGAGTAGTATCTGGCGTGTATACAGCAGGTGACATCAACACCGCATCTTTTTTAGACGCAAGGTTTTCGTCTGATAATTTATATAGAAACTTCTCAAACGCAGGGAAGTCTGGAAAGTCCATGCGTTTGTTAGTTTTATTATCAAATATGTTTTTAAAAATGGTCAGGGATATCATAGTTCCACATCACCAATTCTTTACGTTTACTTTGCTCTTGCAAATAGTCACCAACTGTTCTCATTGTATATGTAAGATCAAACGCATCCATTTCCCAACCATCAAAACGATCAGTTACCTTTTCATCAGCATTGTAAGATATCAATTGATTTACTTTTGAATTGTTACAACGTTCAGCAAAAAGATCATGATCAAACCCTTTGTGCATATTACCTTTATTGCCATATAAACTATCTTTGATATCATATGGTGGATCTAGGTAAACGAAGGTTTGGTCATCATCTTCTAGTAGTTCTTCATAAGAATAATTAGTGATCTTCCATTCCTTAATGATATCAGCATACTCTAGGAGAGTATTGATATTCTTTACACTAAAATTACTCTTAGAAGCAGAAAGACTGAATCCTGATGATTGAGTCAGACCACTGAACGAACACTTATTTACAATATAAAAATATACTGCTCGATCAAAGTCTGAACTTGTTTCTTTAGATAACAACTCCCTACTATCTAGGAATAGTTGCTTAGCATCTTTATCATTCTTAACACCTGATTTCAGGTATATGATTTCATTATGAAGTTTGATAGAATGCTGTTGGAGATGTACCCAAAAATTATACAGTTCCCAATATAGATCATTTACCCAAACATCTAGGTGAGGATATTTCTTGGTTACATATAATGCGACTGAACCTCCGCCAAGAAATGGTTCCCGAAAAGATTTCATGTTACCAATCTGTGGAAAGTAGGCATCAAGTTGTTTAGTTGCCCTTGACTTACCGCCAGGATATCTTAGTGGGGTTTTCAGTCGCTTCAATGAATCCATAATTTACTCCTCAATCTATGACACTATTGTATCACGTTTTATGGGAAAAGTAAAGTATTTTCTAGATCAGGTTCAGAATAGTTTGGACCTTTCAGCACCTTACCGTCATCGCGATAAATTGGTTTTCCATCCTCACCCAACTTACTCATATTTGATCGTTGGACTTCAGCAAAACATTTATCAAGGTCTATACCGAAAGCATGACCTGCACCATAAGTAACATACAAAATGTCAGCAAGAGCGTCAGCAACACCGACGAGGTTTTTATTTTCAATTGCATCCCACATCTCCTCTAGTTCTTCAGCAATAAGTTCAAGTCTGAGTTTTTGAGTATCCTCATCAGGAAAGTCAGGTTCAGTTTTTACTTCCTGACCAAAGGTATTCATAAACTCTCCTACCATTTCAAAATTAGTTTTATCCAAAGAAATCCTCCAGTGTTGATTGTTCCTCGACTGACCAACCCATAGCATCGAGGATAGGTTTAAGTGGTTCTACAAAAGTCTTTTCAAACTGCGTTTCATAATCTACAAATTTATCTAGACCCATCTCCTTAGGAATGACATCAGGAAAGGCGATGATGTTTTCTTTCAAGGTGTTTGGCATTCTAAGGTAACAGAATTTGATCCGAGAACCATTACTGATCAATTCATATTTGTTTGTTAGTTTGTAGTCTTTAATCGATTTATTATATAAGAGGGAACCTCTGACGTGAATAGGAGTACCCTTCTTGTAAATAGTTTTCCGATCATGCCAGTCTGTAACATTCGAGACTGCCCTCGGAAACGCCACTGCTTCGGGTGGGAGCGATTTGAAATCCTGTTTGAATTTCTGTATGAAGTTCTGAGTATCTTCTTCAGTTTCTGAAATGATAACCTTGAATATCTCCCTAAACTTACTTCGTACAATCTCGGGGGTGGATGATTTGATCGCTTCAATACCCATGATTTTAAGTTTCGGTTCATCGTATTGCACACCTTCAGAGTTATGTACGTTGAGGATATATCTTTTCTTAGCAGTCCAAATACCACGATCAGCGATAACCTCACGACCCATTTCCATTCTTGGTCTATGGCAGTTGAACTTGGTAAAGAGATCCTCATAACATTTAGCAAGAACAGGTTCAAAGTGTTCTTTACAAATTTTATCAAGGAACTTTACAGGGTCATTAGGATTGAGTTCTTTTACAAGGGGAGCGAAATTAACATAAAGAGAATCGGTATCAATAGCAATAACATAATCTTTTCCATCCGTTTTCAACACCTTGTTCATAGCTTTATTCATAGCACGTTCTGCCCACTGAATCACCATCTGACCAGTATAGGTAACACCCTCAGCAACCTGAAGGTCAAAGTATTTAAACCACTGATTACCCAACGCACCATAAAGAGAGTTCATAAGAATCTTAATCGCCATCTGCTGATTATGGAGGCGATTAATTTCTTTCTCTAGATCATAAGTCTTTTCTTTCTGATATGCCTGTTCGGCAGCAAGCATTTGATTTTTAGCAGAACGACGGTCATCATAATAATCAATAATCAGATTAGGAATAACACCGTCTACATCTCTACGATAGGCAGAACCATTAGTTGCTACAGCAAGATTCTTATCACGGATAGTTGGGTGAAGTGGATCTACCTCAGAATCAAAGAACTGAAGATAATGATCAACACCACCAGTCGTGGTACTATCCTTCCTAAGAGTTTCGGGGGACATATTCCATTGAACAATAATATTGGGATACAGACTGTTCAGGTCAAAAGATACAACCCAATCATGTGATCCAACCATTGGTTCTTTCACATATCCACCAGCAAACTGTGCAGTCTTTACGGAGTCTGACTTGTTCGCTGGGGGAGCAATCTTGTCTTGATTAAGTTTACGATAGATGATCGATTCCCAAATACCAGTAGTGCCAAAAGCATCTTTATAATTTACCCCACCTTTATAGGCAACCGTCATGATCAATGTGATCAAACCCATCTTATCTTCAAGGCGATCAACCAGTTGCACGTCTTTCATGTTATAGTCAATATACTTCTGGAAGTCATCTTCATAAAGATTCTTCAGTGAACCACTTTCTTCATAGGAAAGTTTCTTTTCACCAAGAACCACATACGAAATATGATTAAGAGAATATGATTCTTGCTTACCATAAGCATATCCAAACTTCTGGAACAATTCCAGATAGTCAAGAGTTGCGACACCCTGAATCTCATAGGTATCTTCTTGTTTATTGATTCGAGTAACCTTGCGGAAGTCAACCATACCCCACGGACTGAACTTCTTTGCCTGATCCACGCCAAGAACTTTGGCGACACGATTGACAAGATACGGGATATCAAAGAACCTCACGTTCCAACCTGTAACCACGTCAGGCATATATGCTTGCCAGATATCCAAGAATTTTAAGAGTAGTTGATACTCGTCATCAAACTTATAATATTGTACAGGTTTGATAAGTGCATTCTCTACATCATAATCGCCATAACTGAATACACGATAGACCCCATCAATATTGTTTTTGATTGTAATCGCAGTGATCTTCTGGTCAGCACGTGACGGTTCTGGAAACCCATCATTATATTCTGTTTCAATATCAATGGTCGTCACGTTGATTAGGTCACGATCAAACTCTACCTCTCGGGGAAACTTTGATGTGATATATTGGTGAGTGAAGTTGGTATGACCGTAGATGTTAAAACTAGAAACATCTGAATACTGTTCCATCCAATTCTTTGCTTGGCGCATATCATCAAACTCAACCGCACCGATCATCGTGCCATCAAGTCCTCGCCAACCAGTATCTTCTTTGGATGGAACAAAAAGTTTAGGTTTGAAATATTCTTTCTTGGAAACCTTCTTTCCTGCACCGTCATATCCACGATACAAGAAAGAGTTCCCAAATCTAACAACTGAAGTATAAAAAGACATATAACAATTGTATCATATTATCATAACAAAGTAAAGTATTTTCTACCAACCAGTAGAAATTTTATCATCTACTGCTCGCATTCTTTCTACTAGACGGTCAGCACGATTGGTCACCTGACGATACCATCTACTATCAACCATCTCGTCTGCGGCAGCATTCCAATCACGTGCATCTACTCCACGTTTCATTCCTTTGAATTGTGAAAGTCGTGGGCGACCCATGTTAAACATCATGTTAGCGATAATCAATTGAACTTCTTCAGGCAGTTCATCGAAGTCTTCGTAGAGGAGTCTGCACTCTCCAAGCACGACTTCAACATCATTGTCGAAGCATTCATTGACTCTATCTTCTGAGACAGGAGTCCCAACTGCTTCTCCATGTTCTGGATCTGATTCGAGAACCAGATGCCCGATGCCAAAAGTAGGCAAATCCAAATGATCCAAATAAATTTCATATTTCACACCTTCATCAATTTTTAACTCTTCTCTGAGTTGATCTATATTCATAATATCTCCTATGGTAGATCTACATAATAGGGTTCTTTAACACCTATATATTTTTCTTTTTCTTCATCTTTGACTGGTTCCCAGTCATGACCAAATCTTTTTTTCCATTTTTCGTAGTCATCATTGTATGGTGTCTTTGTACCATACCCTGCTTCTAACTTATATATTCTTGTACCAGCATCATCATACTCCCAATCACGTTTAGCAGGATCGGGGGACTGCACGTCGATATCAGGCATTAATTCCTCTTCGTAAAAGTTGAAGGCAGTTGATTGCAATTGCATTGTTTGCAACCACAGGGTTCGTATTTGTCTGACATACCAACACCAATTGATTCCTCGCAACTTGGCTGATAACAATGACAACGGTGGCTACAATTTTCACAGTATCGTTCTTCACTCATCATTTTACCCTCCTATGATTAATGGGAGCAGTTGCCTGCTCCCACTTATTTATTTTAGTTTAAGGCTTCAACCTCTTCTTCTGTATACGGCCACATTACAGCTCTCCTAAAAGTGCTTTAAGTTTCTTCTTTGATTTACCAAGTGCCTTTGCTTTGGCGATATCATTTTTATTACTGGTATCACCACCAACTACGACAAG